AATAGGACCCGAAGGTCCTATTTTACCTGTATCACTTATAGAACGCTGTAGCGATCTACATCAACAGTTGCAAGCATGATACCATACGGAGTCATGTCAGTGCCCGATAGGACACCCTTCATAACTGCTGGGCTGAACCCAGACACCAATGCGGCACCTCGCTTGTCGAACTTAACAGGGACATTGTCCTTACTGTTCAAGTTCCAGAATACGATGTTAGGAACTTCGTATCCTGCTTCCTTGTACTTACGCTTGATCATCTGCATAGCAGAGTCATCGTGCTTGACGCAAGCGTCAAATTGCATGTCTGACAAGATCAGCAAAGTCTTTGGCATGTCTGCTTCTGCAACCTTACCCTTAACAGCGATGCGTAAGATTTCATCAAACGCCGCATGTAGGTTAGTGTTCATGCCCCAGTCGCTTGAGTTCATTTGGCTCATCTTCTGAGCAAGTGTACCCTTAACAACTTGTGCCTTTGGCTTGTCGCTGAAAGTCAAGAATGTATCCTTGAATACACCTGTGTTCTTGTCAGCACAGTACAAGCCCAAAGCCAATGCAACATCGATACATTCCAAGTTGGCGTTTCCACCAACTGGGCAACACATCGAACCAGAAACATCCACTAATGGCATAACGCTAGAGTCACCGATGTAGTTTGGCAATGATGCCCATTGAGCATCTGCTACTACAGAGTCTCCGCCGAAACGAAGAGTCTTAACAACATCGTATGGGTAAACAGCCGAAGCATTTACCTTGTCTGTACCGGCAGTCAAACGGGCCTTGTAGGCTTCGTAGGCTGTAGGTGCGTTCTTACCAAATGCCTTGTTGTAACGAGCAGAAGCCAATGAAGGCAACTTGCCAAATTCGATGTTGTCCCAGTCACCTGCGCACATCTTTTGTTCAACAACATTAGTCAAAGCAACCAAGCTCTTACGGTAGAACTTTGGGCTCATACCATAGAACTTACGCAATTCGATTGCGATTGGTCCTTGACGAGGCATCCACTTAGCACATAGACCATTACGATCACGCAGTGCGTCACCGATCATAGTATATGCTTGTGCCTTAAACTTGTCAGTCTTAAAGATCAACAAGTCATCCCAACGGCCAAATTCAGGCACGAAAGGTAGAACGGCTTCTAGCATGTCTGGGTGCAACTTTTCCAAGTGCAACAGAATGTCACGGAACAGCTGACGTTCGCCAGCTCCACCACGCACATCACGCGACCACAATGCAATCTTCATTGCAATGTCTGAATCGGCCTGGAAGGCCTTTTCAAAGTCTGAGGTAATATCCTTACCACGGCTTGCACCGATCTTGTAGAACAAGTCTACTAGAGACGAACCAGAACCTGCACGGGCCTTCATACCGTTTTCAGTACGAGCCATGCCTGGGTTTTCAATAACTGCTTGAGCAAAGGTCATTTCGTTCTCCTTTCTTAAAAATGACAGGATGCTTTTTTTACGCTATGAGCTAAAAAAATTGCTGTAAGCATCCTAAGTAAGTAACTATTATACGACAGTTTTGCAGATCTGTCAACTGTTTTTTCACATTGTAGGACCGTTTCCGTTCCTAAATCCTACTTCACCACCTTCTGCTTCGATACGCTTGATGACGTCTTCGAATAAGATCGGAGCAAAGTCCGGTGTTTGCTCAACACAAACGCAATGGTAGCGAACATCGTTCTCGTCGCTGTATAAGATTTCTCCTGTACGAGCGTCAACGCCACGGGCCTTCTTCACGCGGTTTGCGTGTAAGTGACCGTGAATGTTAACACCAAACCGACCTAAACTTTCGCTATGTAATGGGATATGACTTAATATCATACCGTTCATCACATGATAGGCTCTTAATTCACGGAAGTATTGTCTGTATTCCACATCTGGGAAGATGTCGTGGTTACCACGAATTAAGACCTTGTCTCCGTTTAAACGAGCCAATGTAGGTAATGCCTTGCGGTTAATAACTACATCGCCTAAATGGTAAACCTTGTCAGTAGGCTTGACTCTTTCGTTCCAAGCCTTGATCATAGCTTCGTCCATTTCAGCAGGATCAGTCCAGGGCCGTAACTTTGTTACACCGTCATTGCGTGTGAAGCGGCAGACACCTGCGTGACCAAAGTGCGTGTCGCTGACTAAAAATACACTAGGCATCTTGCCCTCCTTTCTTTAAAATAATATTATAACACCGTTTTACCAGTTTGTCAACCGGCAAACCAAATTTCTTTAAACCCTTCTTCTTCGGACGGTACTTCAAAATTTTTAATCATGTTTTCTATGATGTCGACAGGAATTAGTTTTCCAGGACGGCTTGCCAATCGACGAACCAACTCATCTGCTTCTGGACATTTAAATACCACAGCAATATGTTCATAGTCGGGCAACATATTGAATTTACGAGTACGACTTTTAACGGTAGTACTGGTTTGATCCCAAATGATATCCTTGCCTGCTTCACGAGCTAGTTTGACATGTTCAGTCATGATGTTGACAGCTTTGGGCATGTATTCGTCAAATACTTCAGAATAGGTTTTTCCTTGTTCTTTGGCATAAAGTTCTACCCAGGTATCTGTACTTATATAGGCGCAATCTTTGGACCAGTCTTGATTCTTAGCCCAGGTGCTTTTTCCAGAACCTGGGACTCCGATTAGCTGATAACACTTAGGCATCTAATTTCTCCAATTCTGCTTTCAACCGACGATGAAAACTATCTTCACCATCATCTCCACTTACTAGCCAATCAATACGCTGAGCATAGACATGTGCTTGTCTTAGTATTGCAAGGCCCTTTTTAAACTCTGCAATGGTCTCAGGAGTAAAGTGACAACCTTTACGGTCACCATATTGATTTACTTCTTCGCTGTCATTGTCAAGGATCAGTTGCTCAACCTCGTCTCCGATGTTGCCAATCTCCCATTGTTTATATTGAAAGTGACCGCCACTCATTTTATACTCCTAAAAGTTCGCCAATCTTCAATATTTGGCTTTTCGTTTTCATCATATGTCCATCCTAGTGCCTTCATCATACGATGCTTGACCAACAGGTTAGGGCTACGGAATCTTCCTGTGTCTTCAAAACCCATCATGACGCCGACTTCGCATACAGCACCACTACGGCAAATACCCGCAAAGCAATGAACAACAACATTCATCCGATTATCTAATGCGTGTTGTAAAAGAGCCACAAGTTGATTGGCCTGCTCTTGACTGCACTTCATTTCTTCTTCTAAAACGACATCATCCTTTTCTACATCCAAAAATTCAAAGTTATGAATCTCTTTGAACTTGTGGGCGGGAGTGGGACGCCAACTTGCTGGATCAGTAATACTGATCAGCATACTATTAGGGCCTGCATCGTGATGAAATCTTTTTGGGATATCATCTGCGGCTACATTTTCAATCCAGGGCATTTTATACCACCTTTCTAGCTATAGTATAGCAGAATTTTACCAGTTTGTCAATCAGTTTCTGGAAATCTGGTTTTATAATCAAAGTGTTTTTTGATTTGTTGGATAATAACAGCTCTAGAGCAATCTACAATACCTAAATCGTGTGTAGTAATTGCACAAGGAATATTACTATTCTCAACAACTTTGATGGTTTCTTTTACTATAATTCTGACCAATTCAGAAATATCTTCACCAGACCATGCGGCACAATTATAGGGCCATGAATCTGCTACATCATAAATTTGTTTACTGCTAGGATTTGCCTTAACAGCCCATTCTTTTACCTTTTCATTAATCATTTTATTCGTCTCTTATGTTGTGTCTTTTAATAAATTCAGTTCTCGCCTCTAGATAATTTTTAACATTTATTTTCCAAACAGTCTGTGTTGTGTAAAACAATTCTATCTTGTCTATTAAACAATCAACCAGTCCTTGTCTTTCCAACAATTTCATTACTCTATGACTACCCTCCATACTTTTTATTTCTGGATTAACCCAATTGGTTGTGATAACAAACTGATCAGCACCGTGTTGTTTTGCCCATTCAATTTGTCTAGGAATGTGCAATAAAAACGCCACACTGTTCATATGAGTCTTACTGACAATCTGTAGTGCATTGCCATCTAAGTTTACTCCCCTAAACAGCATTCTGTAGGTAGTAGGACCTACTTCTGGCAAGGGATGACATCCGCTAATGGCATTTAGTTTATTGTTGATATAGGTAAGATAAAACTGTCCGCCTGTTTCCAAACACCAGTCTAATTTCATCTTGGTAAAATCTGTATTATTAATGTAGCCTAACTTGGCACACATTTGACAGAACCAACGAAGATCGTTTTCATACTCGGGCCCGTAGGCCACTGTTGTTAACCTTTTTTCGGATTCCAAAAGTCGACCTCCATGTTTTTTCTACCTGTGTAATATAATGTATCATTTTGTACAATAACCGTATCACCTGTAGCATACCAATCATCAAACACACAGATGTCACCTTTGACATACAACTCGTTATCTATTACCTTATAATCACAAAACTTTTGATCACCGATAATTGTAGAGTTAGGTGGCGCTTCGTTTTTTGCTTCCCTAACTGCATCTATGTTTGAAAACACAGAATAGATAGCCAATGGTCCTACTTCGGTCATTCCCCAATTAGGAATAAAGGTTGCCCCACGATCTACAAAGGCTTCAATAACTTCCCATAGTACAGGTTCAGCACCGCAACTGATTTTAATACCATCTAAATTTAAATTATAAAACTCTTTGGTTTTTGTAATAATTAATGCCTGTTTGGCACTAAGGCAACTATGAGTATAACCATTTATTCTTCTTGTCCATTCGTATGGATTGAATGGTTCGTACACTACTTCTGCCCCTACATTCATCCCTGGCATAGTCATAACAAACAATCCACCAGCCCAAGTAGGACTACATACATTATAGATTTTACTATCTTGATTGATGTACAACGCATACAAGGATGCCTCTATAGATGCTCTAATCTTTTTTGGACTTTGAAAAAATGATTTAGGCACACCACTAGACCCGGAGGTACTGAGTGTAATACCGTTGGCAATAATGTGGTTGTAGTCTATAGATGTCATGTGTATAATTATACAATGCTAAGTTTATATTGTCAAATTTTTATTCATAAATATCGCCATGAACTTTTTTGAATCATCTAATTACTTGTTTATATTGGTTAATCAAGGAGCTGGAGGCCATAGGTTTGGCAGAATTATTAGTTGTCTTGATAATGTCTATTGGTATAGATGTACTAAGAACGGAATGGATCCCTGGGATTTATCTGTACCAGATGATCCCGAATCGTTTGATCGCAGATTTCCAGTTGCAGGCAAAGAAATCAGCAAATACCATTATGACAGAATAGTGGGTGAATATATGGTTCCCTTATTGGGCAAACGCATAGAAAGATGGTGGAGGCCATCCGATTTTGATCTATTCTATAATAAGGTATGGCAAAAGGAAATAGATAATTGGATCTTCCAAGGACTGTTGCTTAAACAACATATACATTGGGTACTTCATGATACACCGGAACAGCTTCATACAAGATTTCCTAATGCAAAATTTATCTCTGTTATCGATAATGATATTGAATTGGTTACAGATAGATTTTTGAAAACTGCCGCTAATTTCCCGGTCAATTTAAATTTAGAAAAAGTTCGACCTAAATATCTGAATGCTCATGCTAAACTGGTGCAGAAACTTGCAGAAATAAAAGATAAGCCTACCGAACGAGATCTATGGGTATATAAAAATAAATCCGAAGAAGGTTATCGGACTGCTATACTTCAAGAGTTAAATCGAGACAATAAAATCCGAGATCAATTTAGTTCAGATCGATATCTAAAGGTGTATTCAGACAATATTGATATTCAACAGATTATGGATTTTTTAGGATCAAAATCCATAGATGAAAATTATAAACTTTTACTGCGGTGAATTAAAAACAGAAATTAATCTATAACCATTTGAATTATCTGTATCAGTAGCTGGTATTAGGCTAAGATCTGAATTAAAAGATGGTATAGCGGCATTGGTCCAAGTAGCTGAATTATTAGTTAAAAATGTACTTAGAACAGTTTCTTGATCGGCAATTTTTGATAATACTGCTGCCGGACTACCTAGTATATCAGAATTTTTAGACACCGCGTTGAAATTTCTAGTAGCGGTATTAGGTTTATCAAATAGAATAAAATTACAGGTACTGCTGTATTTTGCATATAGTTCGTTGAGGTAGTCTATATGAGCCCAACCTACAAATCTAAAAATAAGATAATCAGTATCTGATGCGTATAGATTAATAATATAATCGATATCTTCGCAGAATTTTTCCAGGGTAATATCGCCACTATCTCTGCGACCTGCACCTGCAATAATAGTGATCTTATTTGGAATTTGATCAAAGATATTATACAGTTCGAGAGCGATATCTCGACGTCCAGTTCCTTCGATTCCTATGCAAAAATATATTTTCATATTGATTCCTTAATGTTATTTATCGGTATTATACTATCTCAGTATAGATAACCTGCAGGGTATGATTACTGTATTCTTTAACAGACGGGCGATATTGTAGATGCAATTCTTTTTTGCCGAATTTTTGTTCCCACCAGTCTTCGGAATAATCTTCCCACACTAAATTTTTATCCTGAGCAAATTTTAAAATGTTTTGGTTTTCTTTATCAACCTGCTGTTCCATAAATTCATCATTTTGATACCAGGTGTATACAGGATGTACTATATCCCAACCACCTCTTTCTTTCCATCTAAAAAAAGATTGATCAGTAGGTTTATAAATCAGTAGTAGTTTATGACCTTTACAGTTATCCCATAACCAATCTAATTGATGTGCAAACCAATGACACCGAATACTTTTTCGAGTGTTGTCGTTTTTAAATGGTCTGGAACATTCTGCATAAAATTCTTCTAAAGAATAGTTTGTAGCTATATCATCAAATCGTTCACCGAACTCGTTGTAAGGACCAAAGTAACTGCCGAAATGACTGTTAGCTCGAGATTCTCCAAATTCTTTGTTTTTAATGGTAAAGGTATACGGACGGACAAATTCAAACTGTCTCTCGTCTGTTTCGTCACTACGATCGTGATCTAAGATCAACTTCAATCGATGGCTAATCATGCTCCAAGAACTACCCGGAGCTCCGGCAACAAATGTAAATTCACTCATGCGACTATTTAATGAAATAAATTACCGAAGATAAAATAATCACATGCAAAGGTTAGCTCGGCTCCCAAGAACACTGCTACCCAATAGTTACCAACCCATTGCCATAACTTTCTAATTACCCACCATGCGGCCAGCACACGCAGAGTATACAATACATCGTGTTGAACATAATCTAACACA